CCTCTGACACTTTCTATGCAAGGTGGTACAGATGGTCTTGATGAGAATAACGTTGCTGTTGGCACGGTCCTTGCAGGGTACGATCTATTTGCTTCTGCAGAAGACGTTGATGTGTCGCTCGTGTTAACTGGTGTATCGCGTGGTGGTACGCATGGTGAGCAGATTGCCAACTACCTAATCGATAATGTTGCAGAAAAGCGCAAAGACTGCGTCGTGTTTGTTTCTCCACAAAAGGCAGACGTTGTTAACAACGCCGGTGATGAAGCAAACGATGTTGTAACTTTCCGTAACTCTCTGCGCAGCACTTCGTATGCCGTTCTAGATTCCGGTTACAAATATCAGTACGACAAGTACAATGACATCTATCGCTGGGTTCCAATGAACGGCGATGTCGCTGGTCTATGCGTACGTACAGACGAGCAGCGTGATGCATGGTGGTCTCCAGCCGGTTTCAACCGTGGACAGGTTAAGAACATTGTCAAGCTGGCATTCAACCCACGTCAAGCCGACCGCGACATTCTTTACAAGGCAGGTGTTAACCCTGTCGTGACATTCCCTGGTCAGGGTACTGTTCTTTACGGTGACAAGACATTGCTTGCTAAGCCAAGCGCGTTTGACCGTATTAACGTTCGTCGTCTGTTTATTGTCCTGGAAAAGGCAATTGCAACAGCAACGAAATTTACTCTGTTCGAATTTAACGACGACTTTACACGTGCTCAGTTCCGCAACCTAGTTGAACCGTTCCTACGTGACGTACAAGGTCGCCGCGGTATTTACGACTTCAAGGTTGTTTGCGATACTACAAACAACACAGGCGAAGTCATTGATCGCAACGAGTTCATTGGTGACATCTATATCAAACCAGCAAAGAGTATCAACTTTATCCAGTTGAACTTCGTTGCTGTTAGAACAGGTGTTGAGTTCTCCGAAGTAGTCGGTCAGTTTTAATAATAAATAAAACAAAAGGAGAACAAACATGGCGTTTAATGTAAACGAAATTAGAAGTCAACTTGCACTAGGTGGTGCTCGTGGGAATCTGTTCCAAGTTACATTCACCAATCCAGCGAACGGCATTGCAGATATTAAAGTGCCGTTTATGGTGAGAGCAACCTCTATCCCCGAGTCTACACTCGGAACAATCGAAGTTCCTTACTTCGGTCGTAAGGTTAGACTTGCTGGTGACCGTACATTTGGTGACTGGTCCGTGACTGTGATTAACGATGAAGACTTCCTGATCCGTAATGCGATGGAAGAATGGTCGAGCAGAATTAACTCTAACCAAACCAACTTACGTTCGTTTGGCTCTGCTTCACCTCTTCTATATAAATCAACGGCTGAAGTAACACAGTTTTCGAAAACCGGTGTACCAATTCGTTCATACAAATTCAATGGCATCTTCCCTTCGAGCGTCTCTTCAATAGACCTCAACTGGGGCGATACAGACACCATTGAAGAGTTTAATATAACCTTCCAGTATGACTGGTGGGAAGTGAGTGGTGGCGTTACCGGTAACGGTGGCGGAGCTTAATAAGAGCGGGCGCCAGGTTGGCGCTCTCTCTTTTATGGAGTAAATATGGCAAATTTCTTTGGCTTCGAGATCCGACGTGCGGATTCGGAGAAGGAGCAGGACAAACAACCTTCGTTTGCACCAGAAGTCACTGACGATGGTGCTGTTGTTGTTGCTGCTGGTGGTGCCTACGGTACATACATTGATCTACAGGGTGCTGCACGAACAGAGGCAGAACTCGTTACCAAATATCGTGAAATGTCAATGCATCCAGAGGTGGAGCGTGCAATTAATGATATTCTCAACGAATCAATTATTGTTGAAGACAAACAAAAAATCGTTCAAATTAACCTTGACGATGTCAAACTGTCTTCGAACATAAAGAAACTAATAACGACAGAGTTCGATAATGTTTTGAACCTGCTCAGTTTTAATAAATCAGCTTTTGATATTTTCAAGCGTTGGTATGTTGATGGTCGAATTTACTACCACGTTGTAATCGATACAACAAACCCATCCGACGGTATCAAAGAATTAAGATACATCGATCCACGTAAGCTGCGGAAGATACGAGAGATTAAACGTAAGCGCGATAAGCAAACATCGCTCGCTACGACACAAACACATCAAGAGTATTTTGTATACAACGAACGCGGTTTTCAAAACAAAGCTGGTGAGATAGGAACGAACTCGGCTGTACAGGGGCTAAGGATCGCTCCTGACAGTATCGTTCATGTAACATCGGGTGTGCTTGATCCTAACAACACAGTCGTCTTATCATACCTCCACCAAGCTATCAAGCCTCTCAATCAATTGAGAGCACTTGAAGATGCAACCGTTATCTACCGCATATCACGTGCGCCAGAGCGTCGTATCTTTTATATCGATGTAGGTAACCTACCAAAGATCAAGGCCGAGCAGTACCTTCGCGATATGATGACGCGTCATAAGAACAAGGTAGTATATGATGCATCGTCTGGTGAGGTACGTGATGATCGCAAGTTCATGACCATGCTTGAAGATTACTGGTTCCCGCGCCGCGAAGGTAGCCGTGGAACAGAGATTACTACTTTGCCAGCTGGTCAAAATCTTGGCGAAC